AATTAGAAGATGTATAATCTATTTTATTAATAAATATTAATAAATTTATGGTCTATGGAGGCTTTTAAAAGAGATTTAAAAGAATTAAAAAGTATCCATTTTTAAGTTTATGGTCTTTTAAGGTCTTAAAAAATATATATATATTATAATATATTAAGATGTAGTGGAGGATATGGAGGATATGGAGGGTTTTTAAGAAAAGTTTTAGAAAAAAAAAAATTTTAATTTTCAAATTTTATATAAGTTTTCTTAAAAAACCCTCCATATCCTCCATAGACCATAAATAATATATATTATTATTAAATTATAAGTTCATATATCCTCTTAATGGATATTTTTTAGTATTTTTAATCTCTTAATAAAAGCCTCCATTAATAAATTATTTATTTAAAAAACTATATAAAGAATTATTTTATAATACTATAATATATATAAATGTTAGAATTTGTTCAAACTAATAAACTTCCTTTTCTTGCTGTTTATACTACTATTAAACCAGATGGTGGAAAATTTTATGATGGAGTATATGATGAATATCAAAAAAAAAATTATAAAGATGCACTTGAATTTTATTTAAATCCTAATAGATATAATATTGAATTACCAACATCAAAAGGAAGTTATATAAGACAAAGTAAAAAAGATAATCAATTACTTATTATAAATAATGATAAATTTGTTATATTTGATACTGATACACAAGAATGTTATGATAAATTAGTAGAAAAATTAAAAGAACTTTATTTATATGATGAAAAGAATATAACAAAAAGTTTTAAAGGTAAAATAAATGATTATGGTCGTCATTTTTGGTTTCTTGCAGATAATAAAGATGAAAACTTTATAAATAATGTTCCATCAAAAACACAAAGTAAAGATGATAAAAAAGGTATTGATATATTTTATAAAAATGCATTAATAGGAGAGAATATCGATTCATATATAGATTCTAAAGAATTAGAACTTATTGATTATGAAACATATAAAATTATATTAAATGAATTTGATATAAAAATTGAAGAAAAAAATATTAAAACCAATGAAAATAATATTAAAACTAATAAAATTAATGATGAAAATAATGATGATTTGGATTTATATATAAATGCTGGTTTAAAACATAATATATTTAAAAAATTTGGTGGTTGGGATGAATGGATGAATGTATGTTATATAATTGCTAATATAAAAAAAGATGAAGGAGAAGAACTATTTCATAAAATATCACAACAATTTGGAAGTAATGATTATGAAAAAAAAGAATGTAGTAAAGTATATAAAGGAGTAGTAAAAAAAGGATTTTCTGATGATAAACTGCCTTTAAAAGTGGCAACACTAATAAAATATTATCAAGATAAAGATATTGATTTATACAATATTATAAAATCAGAAGTAAATGAAATTAAGAAAATTAATAATAAAAACTTTACATTTCCAATTGATAAATTAGATACGTTTGATACTGATTATTTTAATACTTTATTATCATATGATATAAAAAAGAAATATTTTGAAAAATTTGTTGTTAAAGTATTAAGACCTGAACCTTTATATATATATAGTGAAAATGATAATAATAATAAAATATGGAATGGTTTATTATATAATGAAAAACTAATTAGATCTACTTTTACTCATTTAAAATCTGGAATAATTACAAATAAAAAAGAAAGTAAATTTATTGATGAATGGATTAATGATCCTAATATCAAAATTTATAATAATATGGATTTTATGCCTTATAATGGATATAAAAAAATTAATAACACTAAAACTTTTAATTTATTTAATGGATATAATAGAGATATTGAATTACAGATAACAGATATAAATAAAGATAAAATATTAATACCATTCACTGAATTACTTTTTGAAACTGTAGGAGCAGATAAAAAAAGTTATGATTATTTTATCAATTTTTTAGCACATTTAATACAAAAACCATCTGAAAGAATACCAATAATATTTATTATTAAATCTAAACAAGGAGTAGGTAAAAATGTATTATTAGATTGTATAGGAAATTTAATAGGGAAACATCATTATATTACATCATCAGATCCAGATAATTTTTTTGGAGAACATGCAGAAGGATTTTATAGAAAATTATTAATAAATATGAATGAATGTGAGGGAAAAGATACATTTGATTATGAAGGTAAAATAAAATCATTCATATCAGAAGATACAATAACTTTTAATCCTAAATATATTAGACAAACTACTATTAATAATTATGCTAGATTAATAATAACAACAAATAAATCAAATCCTGTTCCTATAGATGTAAGAAGTAAAGACAGAAGATTTGTTGTTTTCCAATCAACTGAAAAATATTTAGATAATAAATATGGACATACATTTTGGACATCATTGACTGAACATTTCAAAAAGCCAGAATTTGTAAAATCTTTATATGATTTTTTAAACAATATAGATATAAGTAATGTTAATTGGAAAAAAGACAGACCAATAACTCAAGCCTATATCAATATGTGCAAACAATATATTCCAATTGAAGCCCTATTTTTAGAGGATTATATTGATAAATTACAATTTGGAAGCAAAAAACTATATGAAGTATCAACAACTGAATTTTATTCTAATTATGTATTATATTGTAAAGAAAATGGCTTTATTAATGATAAAAACTATCAAATAAATATTAATAGATTTACAACAAGATTAGAAGAATTAGAATTAAATATAATTAAGGTAAAAACAGCCAAAATGAATGTTTTTAAATTTACTCCAAAAGATAGTTATGATATTATGATTAAAAAAAATTGGATTGCTAAATATAATAATGATGATGAACCTATTATTGAAGAAATTCAAGAATTTGATTTCACTGATTATTTTGCTTATTAACTTTATCTAACATTATAATATGTCTTTTAGATTTAATATGAATTGCTTTTGTAAAATACTTATATTTACCATAACATACATCACATATAATTGATTCATTAATTTTATCTTTATTTTTATTGATAAAATTCAAATTATATTTATTTTGGTCATATTTTTTTTTAGTTTCCATTATATATATTAGTATTATAAAATTATTTCTTTATATATTTATTTATACAAATAATTTTATAATACTAATATATATAATCATTAGTATTATTATTTTCTAATTTTGATAATTCCTGAAAATTTTCATTTATTTCAAGAATTTTCTCTTTTTGTTCTAAAGATATTTTAATATATTTTTTATCTAAAATTTCTTTATCATCTAAATGATCATCATATGGACGAACAATTTTTATAAAAGATACTTTTAAATTATTAATTTCTGCTCCTTTTTTAAGTCCTTTTCCTTTCCATGTAAAATTTTTATCTTCTATCAAAGCATTAATTTGTTTATACCATTTAACAATTTCATTATTTTCTTTCCATTTCAAGCCAGTAATTGCGATTAAAACGCCATCCTTTGCTAAACATGCATATGCTCTTTTAATAAAATCATAATCATAAATATCATTTATATATTCTTTATTAAATCTTTTATCTAAATGAAAAGGAGGATTCATAAAAATAAAATCATATTTTTGATTAGGATAAAATTCAAGAAAATTTTTAGTTTTCTTAAGTTCTATAAAATCTTTTATCTCTATTTCTTCTAAAATTTTTCTATTATCATCTGAATATTCAACCATATCTATTTTATATTTTGCCTTTTGTTTATCAAAAAATTTCATAATTCCTCCAACAATAGCACCATGTCCAGCACTTGGTTCTAAAACATTAAAATATGTATCATTCCTAACAGATTTTAATGTTTTTTCTATATTTGCAAATTTAAATAATTCATCTATTACATGAGGAGGAGTGAAATATTCTTGTTTTGCTTTAACTAATAATTTATTTTTAATATTTTCTTTTTCTATATTTCTTTCTTCTAAATATTTTTTCATTTTTATATTATCAACTTTATCAATATATTTTTCTATATCACTTATATCTGATTTTAAAAAATTAAATATTTTATTCATCATTTGACTTCCTGTTAATTTATTATTAATAATTTCATTAAATAATTTTTTAACTTCTGGTATATCATTTATAGAATTTTCAACTTTAGGAATATCAGATAAAGACTTTATAAATTTATCAATAACATATGTTTTTACTTTTTGTAATATAAACATATAAAAATCTATTGTAGGAGTACCTTTTACTAAATTTCTTGTTTCTTGTGCTATATATTGTTCTTTATTTTTAGCAAATTGTTTATTATTTTCTAAATATTCATGTCTTTCTTTACTTCCTTTTTTTAAAGTTTTTAAATATTCAGGATCAAAATCTTTATTATCAGTATATTTTTTCATTATTTCTATATTAAAATCATTTTCTGCTTTTTTAGATAATTTATCATTTTTAAATTTATTTAATTTTTTTTGTTTTTCTCTATCTTCCAAAATGTTATTTAATATAGATAAAAAATTTACATTTTGATTATTATTTAATTTATCTAAAATTTTTTCTTCCCAATCATAACATAAAAATAATTTATAAACATCAACAGTTTGCTCTTTAACTGGTAAATCATAATGTGATTTAAAACGAATTGCTCTTGCTACTATTTGCTCATATAATGCATCATTCCAAACTCCATCTAAAATAAAAATACCTTTTGTTCTTTTTAAATTAACTCCTTCTGCTCCTGCTTTAGTAATTATTAAAATTCTATATTTTGGTAAATTATATTCTTCTTTTGAATCATATTCATTATAACCATCTATATATTTTGATTTTTGTATTGATGATTGTTTTCCTGAAATAATTCCAAAACTAATATTATTTTTTTCCATCATTTTTTCTAATTTAACAACTCCATAATCTTGAAATGCAGTATATATAACATATTTATTATTATTATTTAAAATTTTATTCATTACATAATCAAATTTTTTAATATCTAAAGAATTTTGTCTAGAACCAGTATAAACAGGATTAGTTATTCTATTCATCAAAGCACTTATTTTACTATCATTATTTTCTACAACAAGAGGAACATATATTTCTTTTTTTTTAGGAAAATATTTATTATTAATATCTTTTTCATATTTACTAATTCTATATTTAAAATAATCATATCTCATATTATTTGATGATGCAATAGTTCCAAATGCTTCTTTATCAATAGGATATCTACCATCTGAAAATGCTAATAAATTTTCAATATCATAAGGAATATTTACAAAAGGGGTCGCTGTAAGCATTAAACATTTATGACAAGGTATTCCTCCTTTTAATAATAATTGTAATCCTCTTTTATTTTTATCAGTATATATTTGTTTATCATCTGTTTCTTTTATTGTCATTTCAGTTCTAAAATTATGTGCTTCATCAACAATTAATAATGCATTTTCTACTTTTACATTTTTATCTCTTGAAAATTTATCATAAGTATAATAATTATATCTTGTATCTCTTGGATCAATTCCAAATACTAACATACTATCAATAAAATTATATAAAACTGCAGATGGAGTGATTACAAATACTTTATTATTTGGATATAGTTGTAAATACATTTTAGCAGTTGCGACGGCTGTAAAAGTTTTACCTGTTCCAACACCATGATAAACGATTGCTCCTCTCAAATTACCAATTAAAAAACCATTTAAAAATTTTTGTTGATGTTCTTCTAATTTAATTATATCTTTTTTATCTGACAGTATATTTTGTGTTCCCTCATATGGATTTAAAAATTCATGTTTTTGTAATTTTATTATATCCTCATTTGTCAAATTTTCTAAATTATATTTTTTTTTAAATTAATACTTTTATTCATAATATATAAATATATATTATAAAATATTATAGATTTTTAATATATTCCTTTTGCATCATTTGCGAATGAGCCATTAAATCAGCATCTTTCTTTTCTTCTTTATTGACATCTTTATATTTAGATGTTAAATAAATATGTCTTAACATAGACGTAGATATTTTTTTATCAAATATCTTATTTAATATTTTAGTAATATTATTAGTAGTTATATTTTTACCTTCCCAATCAACTAAAAAATGAGTATTAGTATTTTTATTAATTTTACCTTTAATAATTGGATGATATTTAAGATATAAATTTATAATTTCCATTAAATCTTTATTAATAGGAATGATTTGGCTTCCATAAGTCTTTTTAGTTTTATAATCATTAAAATAAAAATATTTGTCAGAATAACTAAGATAATTAATATTATCATTATTGTCTGCTTTATAAATAACATTCATGTTAGCATATTCATTGCGTCTTGGTGGAGTTAATGTATATAAAGATAATATCATTAATGCTAATAAACAATTATACTGATTTTCATTAATATTTTTATTATTTTTAAATGTATCAACAATATCCTTAATATCTTTATATTTTTTTAATATATCATCCCAAGTTTCCCAATTTTCAGTTTGTGTTTTATTGGCTTTTCCATCTTCTAAATTTTTTTTAGTTTCTTCTACTTTATTTTTCATTAATTTATAATATTTATCCCGCAATTTATCATTATCTAATAAATTTAAAATACTAACAATGATGATATAATAAGATTTAGCGGTATTTGCCGATTTATTATTCAATTTATCTTGTATTGTATCAATGTCATTTAAAAATTTAATATTATTTAATGGTTTTTTATCATTTAATAATTCTAAATTGCGTATATAAGATTTGATACTAGTATCACTTAATTTTTTTATTTTTAGTTTGCTGATTAACTCAGTTTCAAAAGTTGTACTCATATATAATAATATACTATATATATATAAAAATAAATAATTTATATTTAAATTTTTTCACAAGAATTTATAAATTCTCCAAATAATTCAATGGCTTTATTAATTCTGGCTTTTTTTGCTTCTTCTAAATTATTAAATAAACCTAGATAATGAATTAATTTATTACATGTAATAGTAGCCCTCCATTTATTTCTAATTTTAAAAATTCCTTTAAATCCATGTTTATTATCTTTTCTAATTTTACTATTCCATATATTCTCATTATTTGTAGCCCATCGTAAATTATCAACATTATTATTTAAAGGATTACCATCAATATGATCGACTAATAATTTTTTATTAGGATTATCCAAAAAATAAAGTGCAACTAATCTATGTATTTTATATTGTTTTATTTTTCCTTTATTTGATAATATAATTTTATAATATCCATTACAATTTGATATAGGTTTTAATATTTTACTATTTTTATTATTTTTAATATTACCATAATTACTAACTGAATATTTAGGATAGTCTAATATTATTTTATATTCTTCCATATTATATATAAATAATATATAAAAAAAATATAAAAAATATATAAATAATTCTATACTATTTTTATTTTATTCTTTTTCTGTTTAAAATCTAAATTCATTTTTTTCTTAATATTATTAATTTCTGATGTAGTAGATTTGTTTAATTTTTTAAACGTTTTTTCTTGTTCCTTTCGTTGTTTTAATTGTTCTTTAACCATTCTTTTTACTGCTTGTTGTTGTTGTTTTTCATGTTTTATTTTTTCTCTTTCTTGTATTTTATTTTGTTTTGCTTGTTCCTTTTCCTGTTTTAATTTTTCTTTTTGTAATTGAAAACCAATTGGTCCTCCAATACTAGAATTAGTAATATTAGGTATATAATCATTATCTTCTTCTAATGGGTCGGTTTTATGTCCTCCTACTTTTTTAATAGCAAATTCTTTGATATTATTTACTTTATTACTAACATCTAAATATTTATCATCTGATATCACTTTATTTTTTTTACCTCTAGTTTTTTTATTCATTATAAAAGCCGTTTTAGGTTGTAAAAATACATGTGGAGATGTTTTAAAAAATGTTGTTGCCCCATATCCTTTATGTTTTTGTAATTCATCAATATCTGCATCAGTTGCCCCTATATATGTATCTAATAAATAATCAGTGTTTTTATTCCAACTATTAGTAAAAAATGATAACGTTTTACATTGATTTAACATGTGAGTTGTTGATTTTCCATCATATCCGTGCAAACTAACAATAATGCTTATTCCATCTTCTCTATGGTCTTTTAATATTTTATCAACAATATAATATATTTGTTTTTTTTCAATTCCAGTCAAACTATCTATATCATCAAATATTATCAAACAAGGAGACATACTTACAAAATCATTTATATTAATAATATTACCATCTCTATCAGGTTTAATAAAATCTTCAACTGGTATTCTTTTAATAAATTTTTTATTATCAATTTTCTCATCTTTTCTTTTATTACTTATAAAAAATATAGGGTTTTTATTCCATAAATTATGGTATTCATTAGCTAAATCAGCTATAAAATAAGTTTTACCGCTTCCCTGCATTCCAAATATAGTAGCACATAAAGGACGCTCTGAAGTTTGATCGGGTATCATTTGAAAATATGCTTCTTTATCTAAATTAAAATTATCACTACTCAATACCATTTTATTATTAGTTTCTTCAGTTGATACGCATAATATTTTATTATTCATTGCTGGATCATTTTTTATTTTTGCAATTGGAGTACCTATTCCGCTAAAATTTAACATTTATATATATAATAAATATATAAAATATATAAAAAAATTAATAAGATATTTGTTTCAAAAATATAAGTCCTATTTTATTTAATATTTTTTCATTTGCTTCAATTTGTTTATTTATATTTTGTGGTTCATATCCTATAAAATTTAAATTATTATTTATCATTTCTTTTACTTTATCACTTTTAAATCTCTTTATTTTTTGTATTGCTTTTAAATTTTCAGTATTCTGATACATTAAGCCAAATTCACTATTAAATAAAGATGTTAAAGCCTTTAACTTTTCTTTATAGTATTTTTTTCCTAATGCTTCCCTAATACCAATAATGCTAAATATTCTTTTTAATGATTTAAAATAATCTTTTTCATTTAATTTATCATTTATTTCATCACTGATAATTTTTAACATATTTTCTGATTCTTGGTTTTTTTTATTAACAAAACTATATATAATACTTAGTTCTATAAATCTATCTTTAAAATATATGATAAAATCTAATTTAATATATTCTATTTGTTTATCAATATACTTATTGTTAGGTATTAATTTATATTTACCTTTTATTTTAGTTCCGTCAATATATTGTATTTTTTCCTCAATAAAATACATATTGTTATTAGTTGCTTTATCATAAATTTCCTTAATTTTATTGATTATTTGTAATAAACTATAATTATTATTAATAACTGAAAATAAATCAATATCACCAAAATATTTTATATTTTTTAATCCTGATGAACCATTAACAATAATTATATTATTATTCCATTTTAATAAATCAATATATTTTTTAATAAATCTTTTGTCTTTTTTTTGAAATATATCCATATATATATTATTTGATTTTAATTTTAAGATTACTAGATAATTTATGTTTTCTTTTACCGAATCCTAGTTGTTCTTCTTCTTCCAAATCCCAATCAGATTTTTTTATTATTTTCTTTTTATGTTTTGTTCTTCTTCTACCTTCTCCAACTTTTCCCTTATCTTTTGGTGGTCTTCCTCGTTTTTTTTGCTCTGGAACTGCTGGCTCTGGAACTGCTGGCTCTGGAACTGCTGGCTCTGGAACTGCTGGCTCTGGAACTGCTGGCTCTACTACTTCTAGAACTTTAATAGACTTATAATATTGATCAAATAGAGCCATTTTCATCATAATGTCTATCAGAATGTTTTCTCTTAATTCTATATCTTTTTCTTTTTCAAAATTATATTCCAATACTAAAAATTCGTCATATATTCCCCGTAATTCAGAATATAATAAATGATTTTCATCATTTGGATATGATTCCAAAATATTATTAACTTTATTTATAATATTTATCATTTTATTTTTATAATTTTTTATAATTTTAAGTTGTTGTGAATAAGAAACATTTGTCTTTATATTTTCAATATCTGAAATATTATAAGAAATTAATTGATAATTATTATTATCTAAATTTTGATATATTTTTTTTAATAAATTTTCATCAAAACTTTTAGAATTTTGTAATTCATAATCATTTTTAATAGATATAGTATTTAAACATATATTAACTAAGGGTAAAATTTCATTTAATTTATTTTGATATTTTTGTTTATCATTATAATTTAAATCATTATATTTAATAACATTATTTAAATATGATATCATTTTATTATATGCTTTTTCAGTTGCAATAAAATTTGTTTTTAAAAGTGTTCCCATTTCATTTTGTAATATAAGTTCTAAACTATTTTTAAATTCTGCCAACAATGAATCAAATTTAAATGCATCAGCCCCTACAATTTCATAGGATTCTCTTTTATTTGCTTTTTCTATTTTATTTACTATAAAATCAACATTACTTTTTATCATATCATATTCAGGCTTATAAAATTGTTTATTTAATTGTTGTTGTCTTAATATAAACGGATTAATCATTATATATATATATATTGGTTCAATAAATTAATTTCATCTAAGTTATTTTAATTTTATAATATATTTCTTTTTAGTTTTTCTTGTTTTTCCTCCTTTTAATCCTTTATAAACCGTTTCTCCTGCTTTAGATACTATACCTCCTACCCCCGGTATTTTAGAAGTTGCTTTTATTAATCCTTCTGTTGCATAATCCCAAAATCCTTTATTTTCTTCTTCTTCTTTTCTTAATTGTTCTTCTGCTAATCTATCTTCTTCATCAAATCTTTTCTTATAAATTGATTCATTATTTTTATTAATCATTTCATTCCATTCTCCTCTTTTTTTAGGAGTTAAATTTTTAACCATTTTCATATATGATTTACCTTCATTTGATTTTTTCCATTCTTGTTGCTCTAATTTCTTTTTTCTATTTTCATTTTGTGTTTCTAATGTATCTAAATCAGAGCGTCTGCCTCCTTTTCTTCTTCCTGTTCCAGTTTGCATTTTTAATTTTCTTTTATTTTCATTAAAAGCACTATTTACAAATGGTTTAATAATAGGATATAATATATTTTTACCAATCCATTTAGAAGCATCATTTAAAACTCCCCTTCCTAAATGTTTTGGAGAAAATTGATCTTTTGGTTTTTCTGTATTATTAGAAGTCCATTCTGTTCCTATTAAAGGATATTGTTTTAATCCACAACCAGTTCTTAATACTTCCCTTTGTTTATATGGTTTTAATATTCCCTTTCCCATTTTTTCACTTTCACATTCAATTCCAATTTCACAGGAATTACAACAAGATTGTAATTTTTTACCTTTACCTGATTTAATTATATTATCATCTGATCCATATGGTTGAATACTTTGTAAAGTTTTTTTATTATACATCATTGCTTTATCTGCTATATCCATATAATCTTTTTTCATTTTTTGTTGATAACTTATACTCGATGTTAAATGATTAATATTAGGTTGTCTAATAAACATAAATCTTACTATATATAATTATACTAAGATTAAAAAACAATTAATAAATGGCTTCATATACATTCATAGTAATTTTTAATGTACTTGTCTCGGTAGCATTCAACGACTTAATAGCAACACTAACTCCGGGGACAGTTTCCCCAACAACATAATCACCAGCACCCGTAACTCCTACATTTGCAACTGCCAAAGGACTAATAGAATATTGATTACTATATTGAAAATAAGCAGCAATTGTAGCAGCAGGAACATTTGCAGAAATACCAATAGGAGTAATACCAGCCTGATTAATTACTGTATATGTGTTAGCAGTTAAAGCACCTGTAGTAAATTGAAATACATGTTTAATTTTAAGATTTAAATCTTTGATACTCATATTATATAATTTACTTTATATAAAAATAAAATCTATATTTTAATATCTGGCTAATCTACGACCAGCACTACGACCTGCTCCACTTTCCCAATTTTCCATCGAACTATCATAAGCAAGATTTAGATGAGGTTTATGTTTACCTCCATGTTTATGATGATGTCTATGTTTATGAGTTTTGATTTTATACATATGTGATTTACCTCCATACATTCTTTCTTTTTCTTGGCTACTTTCTATAATATCCTGTTCAGGAGTATTTTTTACAGCATTTGCGACCATTTCTTGAGTAAGAACTCCAATATTATAAGTTGATGTACCATTAAGAATAGAATACATACCAGAATATAAGAAAGACACAACTGCTTCTAATGCTAAAGGTTGATTATTATTTACTGTATTTTCAAAAGATGTTACGTTATTAAATACTTGTACATTAGTGATTTGAAAATTTGTATTGACTAAAACGCCACTTGCCAAGGAGAAAGACCGCATCTCTATATCTTTTCCAAACTCAAGAACTACATATGAACCTACAGTAGAAACAAGAATACCAGTTTGACCGTAAGAACATTGAGAAAAACCATTATAACATTTCCAACTAGATTTATAATTTTCACGATTAAAATCATATGTTTGTGTCATATCATTTGTGGCTTCTAATCCAGATGCAGAACCTAAAGTTAGAGAAAATGATTGAATTGGACAATAACAATCTGCATCCTGTGATTTAACTGTTGCTCTTTGCTTTCTGATACTCAAATAGAGAGCATCAGGCACTATATTTATCTGTAAACTTTGAATTCCTGAAAGAGCAGTTGTAGGCATATTTTTAGGTTGAACATATAATAAATTATTAGTAGGATTAACTATAGAATTTGCATAAGATAATGTCTGATTAATTGGAAAAATAAATGAATTAAATTCGTAATATGGTAAAACATTAAGAGGAGATATTGGAATCATATCTTCATGTAATTCATATTGATTAAATAATATATTATTATTAGTAATTGTAATAGGAGTGACAGTAATATTCCAAGGATTAGCAGATGCCCACACTTTATTCCATAAACCACTACCAAAATTTAAATCAAGTTTGATAGTATTTAATCCCTTCATAGCCTTTTCAACTGCTTTACCAACACAAAGGGGACTATTAAGAATAGGATATGTTGCACTTAGTTGAATATATACTGTCTGGACTTGATTGGCTCCAGTAGATGGAACAGGAGAAACAAGAGGAGCAGCCAATAATCCCCCGGGATTAGGATTAGGAGCAGTAGTTGAAATTAATACAGGAAATGCACCGTTAGGACAATCTTTTCTACCATCAAAATTAGAATAAGAAGAAAGAGGGGAATTTATAGCACCAATACTATCTTGATAAGAACGCCAATAACTATCTTGCATAGATGGACATTTATCATATCCTCTTAAACTTTCTTCACAAGAACGCAATATACTAGGAAAATCATTATAGAAATTAACGCTTTTAGCATTATTACACAAATCCAATACAGAAGTTTGAAGCGCCCAATAGAGGGCATATGCTCTAAAAGCATCAGTTAAACCATATTGTAAAGGCATTTTACCTATAGGTACTCCTGAAAATTGAAGGGCAACAACTAAATCACATTGATAATACATTTTATTTGAAATTAATGTTGATTGATTACCTACATTATAAGTAAAATTCACAGTAGAGGTACTAACATTACTTTGTGATGCTTGCTGTTGTGTGAGAATTTGTGCTGCTCCTCTTTCGATACTATAAGTTATACTACTATCTAATTCAATTTTGTTATCTCTAACAAGAACTGTTTTAAATTCTTTAGACATTTAAATTATATAAATATTGATTAGATAATAATATTTATACTTTTATATTAAAAATCAGTTATAATACTTTTATATTATACTCCAAGTTCTTTGGCTCTAAATAATAATTTTATACTACTAGATGCTCCACTATCAATATATAAAGGAAATACATTACCTGATTTATTACTTTTCCAATAAAAAGATAAATCTAATGTATCTATAGCACCTGCTGCCGTCATATCTAATAATCTATATACTTGTGGCGTATATTGTACGCTTCCCCCTGTTCTATATTCATTTCCTAAATCTAATGTCACTTGAAAATCAGTTACCATATATATATCTAAATTAGATGATAAAGCAGTCATACTTTCTACCCCTGCATCATTTGCAATTATTGGGGGAGTTTGTAAAGATTTAGTAATAGGTATAGCGGAAGTAGTACAAATTAAACTATCAAAAGGTGTCCATAATCCAGCAACACTATATTCATTAAACATAACTATATAATTTACATTACTAGTATTTAATAAATTTGAATTATTATTATTTTTTATAATAAATGTATTAGAAATTCCATAAGGTTGATTATATCCATATTCTATAGTTTGGAAACTATTCATTAAATAATATAATTGACTATTCATACTTAATAAAATCGGATTTGATAGGCTCACTTGGTCATATTGTAATATGTCCGCATTTAATTGCATAAGTCCAGATGTTGAATCCATTTCAAAATATATATTAGGAGATGAACCAATAAGAGAACCTCCCGCAGTTTCAACAGCAGATTTTAAACCATTCCAACAATTAACTAAAGCAGTATTTAACATATCTACAAATGCTTGAAAACTATTCAAATAATAATATTCATTATCAAGAGTATATAAACTAAAAGGGGGAACTGGTGGTGATACCATCATATTTTCAGGAACAAAAATAACATATTGTTGATAAGATATAGTATTACCACTTACTTTATAACTCATAGTTAAACTATATGTTAATAAATTAGGATCTGTATTATTTACGATTTGTACATCTGGTATCATTAAAGGAATTTCAATTGTAGATAAATTAAATCTAACAATAGTCATATAATATTTAGATGGATCACGTAAATATGAACTTAATCTTTTTTCTTGAAAATAACATTGAAGAGGACTAGAACTATTATTTTTAATAAAAGCATCATAATAAATGTGGCTACCACTTCCAGAAAAAGAACCATTTTGACTTGATAAATTCATAATTTATATTATATTATTAATTAAGATAATAAAAACAATCATTTTAATAATAATAAATAAATATATAAAATATAAAAAAAATATATAGATTATATATATAAATGAGTGATTATAGTTTTATAGAAATTATAGACAAAATGAGAGAAGAAGCAAAAGAAATTAAAGTAAAAGGCAGTAATGATATTATTTTTGATAATCCACAATACAAAATTGTTAAACATAATATTAATTTAGAATTTGATGAAGATAATGAAGGAAACACAATATTATTAATAAAACAATCAAGAAGAGCAAAAGAGATAGAACATATAATTTATAATCTTGATATGGTTGTAGATGTTGTAAAAAGAAAAACATTAAACTATTTACAAAAAAGAGAAAGAAAAGCAGATGAAACAATTAAATTTATTTGGACTAATGCTTTAAATGATTTTATAAAAAATACAGTTGAAGATAAAAAAGAAGATAGTTATTTACAAGTTTTAATCGGTAATCAAAGATTAACAATATATGATTTTTATGAATTACCAAAGAATACTAAGACTTAGATTATTTGCTGAATATGGATTTGATTTATCATAATTCATTGCTTCATGGGATTTATGAAATACATTTCTTTTCATATTAGAATATCCTTTTTCTTTAATTCCTCTATCTTCCAATATATACCAAATAATATAATCATTGTTAATAGATGAACCAAAATTAATTAGTTTGTTGTCATCATTTCTAATTGATAGTTTTTTATTTTTAGTATTACTAAATTGTAAAGTTTTATAATTTAGATTATATTTTTTTGCTCTATCATAGGCAATTGCTAAATATAAATAAGGATTAATATCTAATTTAGTTAATCTTTTAATAAAAGACATTATATATATTGATATAGATAAAAATTAAATCTTGATTAAGTGGGCAAAAAAATATAAATTATATATTTTTTATATATAATTGTTAAAATATACATTTATATATAGATTATATATAAAAATTGTTAAAATATATAACTAAAATATACATTTATATATAGATTATATATAAAATATCTAAAATATAGGGTATATATAGCATAAAAAATATTTTTTATGCTATATATTAGTTAAAAAACATACAATTTATATATATATTCATATATTTTTTATATTTTTAATGAATAATATATAAAAAATATATAGTTTATATATTTTCGCCCCCTTAATCAAGATAAATTTATTAATATTTAGTTTGAAATATAATATATTATTCATATATATATAATGTCTTTAAGAACAACTTTATTAATTAACAATTTATCATTTCAAGTAAATCAATTACAGAAGCAGGTTAATGAATTAGTTTTATCTGGCCCTGTTCAAAATCCAGTTCAAGCTAATATTGATGTCAATGGATATGAATTAAATAATGTTGGAACTATAATTTGTAATGATATTCAATTGAATGAGGGAGAAATTACTGGAGTAGGTAATATAATATCTGGAGGAAATCTTACTTGTGCTGATATCGGATGTCAGAATATAGATGCAAATGGATATAATATTACTTGTAATACTTTAAATTATACTACATTAAATCCACAACCTACATTTGATTTATCAGGAGGCGGAAATTTAGAATTGAATAACTTAATTGTAGATGAGTATTTAAATTTAAATAATACTACTACTGGTGATTATTCATCTCAATTACATTTTAATATGCCTAATAGTAAAAGTGTTCAAATGGTTGGAGGAGGTAGCACTTTTAATATGGATGTTTATAATAGTTCAGGTCATCAATCAAGATTTTTAACTTATAATGTTTCTAATGATATTTTAAATATTGGTTGTAATAATAATACATTAAACCCAATTCCATTAATAACATTACAAAATGTTAATGAAAGTAGTATTAGTTTATATTCAAATTCTATATCTGTTGGTGATTCGACAGGGCAACCAATAATATCAACTTATGGAACATCACAAAGTACTTCATATACTGGATATATTTTTGATAGTATATTTAATCCTGTTAATTATAGAGTTAATGTCGGTATAATTAGAAATGGTCAATTTAGTACTGTTAATTTAACTACTGCACCTTATCAATCATATATATTATATTTTACTCTTCCAGAATATAGACAAACTATCACAACATTAGAATTAAATTTATCTACTTTACAAATGAGCGTAAATAATTTAGGACAATCATCATTAACTTTTAATTTATATATATCTGATAAAATGAATAGTTCTTTTAATGCTGGAAATCAAAATTTATATACTTGGAATGCTGGAACATCTGGAAATTCTAATTTAAATTTAACCAATATGTATTTTAGATATATTATTCCTACTACAATGACAGGTAATTCTATATATTTAAATATTAGTGGAGGAAATAGCGGAGATTATCAATTTAGTAATTTAGTTATAAGTGGTTTTTTAACTGCGTCGTGTGAAAGAATATGTTCTCAATTAGTAGGATATAATAATTCATAATTTTATATAAACTAAATATATAAAATGATTGATGCAGGTATAATTTATTTATCTACAAGTTTAGGAACTGGTTTATTAGTTTTATTTGGTCTTTGTGTTAGATATAGTTTTTATAGTAAATGTATTAGGGTAAAATGTTGTTGTATAGAATTAGAACGAGATGTTAATGATGAATATAGAGGTAATCCAGAAAAACAATTTAAAGATAATGAAAATAAAAATAATGATACTATTATTAATATTTAGGTTATATTTTATTTATTATGCTACATTTGTATAAGCAAATTTAGATACATTTATAGTTCCTATTATTGCATATGCTGAAGCATTAATGACAGAATTTGTTGATATATTATTACCATAAAATACTAAACTTTCATTTGTTAAACCTGTATTATTTACCGCATAACCACTTGTAGGAACTCCTAATAAACTAAAGAAATTATTAAATATTGATACTACTAAATTTGAATTTTGAGGAGCAGATATTAAGATACCACAACACGCTCCATTTTGAGGAGAATAATTTGTTTTACCAATGCTATTACTATATATAAAAGCACATTGACCAATAGAAAAAGGAGTTGTAAATCCTTGAGTTTTACCAATAAAAAATATAGCATTTGGGATACGACTTGAACTATCAGAAATAAAAACATTTTGGGCTATTGCTTCTGATATAATATTTTGAGTATATATAACATTACCATTACCAACATTATCAATATAATTATTAGTTAAATATAAACCACAATTTGTAGTATTTCCAATAAAAGAAATTAAAGGAGTTGTTGATGATGTATCTGAATTAATCATAAAACAATTTGTAATATAAATTCTATAATCATTTAATGGGGACATGTTTAATATAGTATCAGTTCCATATAAATAAACATTAGATAAACTTAATGTATATTTTCTATTACTTTGAGTATCAGTTATTTGTCCACTTATTAATAAATTAGAAAAACCGACATTATTTTCAAATAATCCAACAGAAGAAGATGGAAGATTTAAAGTGATTGTTCCTACAATAACACAATTATTATTATTTGCTGGATATGTATTACAACCTCCATTAATTAAAACATTACTAGTAATTGTGAAACTTTCATTATAATTTCCAAATGCTAAATATAATACATTATTATAAGTTGGATTTAATTGAGTTAATGTATATGTAATAGTTTTATATGGATTACCTGCTGAACCATCTCCAGTAGTATTATTTCCATTTGGTGCAACATACCAATTATAAGAATATTTAAGTCCAACTGTTCCAGATTGTCCAGTGTCTCCTTTTTGTCCTGTTGCCCCTGTTGGACCTGTTGAACCTGTTGGACCTGTTGAACCTGTTGGACCTATTGGACCTATATCACCAGTATATCCAGTATAACCTATTGGACCTATTGAACCTGTTGGACCTGTTGGACCTGTTAGACCTATTGAACCTGTTGGACCTGTTGAACCTGTTGAACCTGTTGGACCTGTTGAACCTGTTGGACCTATTGGACCTATATCACCAGTATATCCAGTATAACCTATTGGACCTATTGAACCTGTTGGACCTGTTGGACCTGTTGAACCTGTTGGACCTGTTGGACCTGTTGAACCTGTTGAACCTGTTGGACCTATATCACCAGTATATCCAGTATAACCTATTGGACCTATTGAACCTGTTGGACCTGTTGGACCTGTTGAACCTGTTGAACCTGTTGGACCTGTTGGACCTGTTGAACCTGTTGAACCTGTTGGACCTGTTGGACCTGTTGAACCTGTTGGACCTGTTGAACCTGTTGAACCTGTTGGACCTGTTGAACCAACTGTAGGACAATTTATGATATCAAAACCATTCATATTTAAAATATTATTGATACTTAGATATCCATTATTATCAACTATTTGAGATACACTATTAGAACCATTTATTAATTGTAATTGTGTAAATCCATTTATTTCTGCTCCTGTTTCTGAGTAAATATTTCCTTGTCCCTGATCTGCAACAAAAAATAATCCTCCATTATTTGGATAAGATGCATATATACCACCTTGAGAAGTTATATTTCCTACTGTATTTATACTATCATTTACTTGTAATGCATTTAATGTAATATTACCTGAACCATCAGAATATAAAGTATTATTATCAGATGAAAATGTTCCCGTATTGCTTATATTTGTTGAATTTAAATTATTAACATTTAATAAATTATTATTGGTAAAATCTGTATTGTTATTAATTTGTAATGTAGATAATGCTGAAATGTTTTGAACATCTATTATATCTCCAGATGATATTGTTGATGCTGTGATTCTATTAATACCTACTATATTGCTGTTATTAAGATTGAGATTTCCATTGACACTAATATTTTTTGTTCCATGAATATTTGTAATTCCTGATATATTATTAATATTATTTATATTATAATTACTCATATCTAAATCACTTGTAGCAGTTCCTACCCAACTTGAAGGAGGTATAGGAGGATTTAAAGATGTATATGTTATTTCTTGTGCATTAATATTTTGTGCTGTTAAATTTCCTTCTCCATCTGTTGAAAATAAACCATTATCACTGTTAATAATTCCTGATAATTGTATTGAACCTGAAACATTAAGATTTGTAGAAACTGAAACATTGTCAGTTGATGATGATGATAAACTATTACCATTCATATCAATACCTTGACCTGAAGCACATAAATAATTTGTTCCTGCTCCTGTAGATTGTAAGGTTTCGGCTTGTAAATTTTGAACTTCTCCAAATAAATTATTTACTTCTTGACTTAACCATGAATTATCTATTGTATTAGTTCCATTTGAATATAAATTTGATAAATTATTACTCATATATAAAAGAACAATATATATTTTTTTTATAATATTATTTATATGTCAAGAAGAAATATAAATTATAAAAGGGGTTCTGGTTTATTTGATACAATTACTAATTTTTTTAGTCCTGCTGAATCATTTAATAATGTATCTAAAAAGACTTTAAAAACTTATGGAGATTTACCAATTATCAATATTGAAATTAAAAGATGTCCTATACAAAGTTTTATTGAACCTGTATTAAATTTAATTTCATTAGGAGAATGGCAAAAGGCAAAAGGGGAAAGTATTGATAAATTATTTCATTTACAAATGTTTTGTACTGTTGTATTACCTAATCAACAACAAAAAATTATTACAGTTGAAAAAAATGAAGTCATCAATATTACTGATAAACATAATAATATTACTAGTTGTGATTATTTTTTAATCCCTATTAGTCGTCCTTTTACATTAAATGATATGTTAAGTAAAGCCGAAAAGAATGTGGGGAAATCTACATTTTTTAGATATGACGGATTAAAAAATAATTGTTTTATGTTTGTAAAATATTTATTAGAAGCAAAAGGACTTTATGGAACTAGAGAAAAAGATTTTTTATTTACTGATTTAACTGGATTAGTAGATAGACTTAATAAAAAAGCCCCTCATTTAAATAGTATTATGAATTTAGTCACAAATATTGCAGGAACTTTTAATAAGTTATCAGGAGGCAAACATAAAGAAATTATTAAACATTATCATAATTTAGGATATAAATTACATGATGTAGTTATTAATAAAGATGTGCCTTTTGAAATAGCAGTCAAAGAAGCCCATAAAATTATTAAAGGTAATAAACATTATTATAGAGAGACCAAAAATACTTATAGATTTAGAAATATAGCAAAAGAGAAATTTAAACCAAATACATTTAGAAGTAAGAAAATTAATAAACATATTACTCTTATTTTTGGTCAATTAAAAAATATATAATAAATATATATGGAATATAATGATGCCTTAAAATTAGCAAAATATATAAAACAAAATATAAAAGGTTTATATATTGTTGGTAGTTTAGCCCGAAAAGAAAAAATAATTAATGATATAGATTTTGTTTCTTTAATTCATCCTTATTTAATATTAAATAAATTGTCTTTAATTTTTCCTAATATTAATATACTTTCTAAAGGTAGTAAATATATATCAGTATCAATACCTAAAAGAATTAAAATTGATGTTTGGTTTGCTAATAATAAAGATGAATTAAAAGTAATGAAAGTATTACGAACAATTGATAAATCTCATAATATAGGATATAGAAAATTAGCAAAAAGTCAAGGTATGAAATTAACTGATAAATATTTACAATATGGAGACAAAATTATATATTTTAAATCAGAAAAAGAACTAAAAAATATATTAGATAATAATTTAATTATTGATAGTTGTGATAAAAAATGTTATAATAAAAATTATATATAAAAAAATATATAAGTTATATATATATGAATATCCACAATGTAGATATAGAATTTAATGAAGGAAAACCACATAAACTAAAATATAATAATAAAACTTATATTCTTATAAAATATTATGAAAATACGAGATATCCTAATTTATCAAATTTATCAGAATTACCAGATAAATTTATAGCATTTCTGATAATTTTTGTTTTAGAGTTTGTGCTTTATGATGTTTTTTTAAAGCATGGCGTTTATGTGTTTCCATTTTTTTATGAAGTCCTTTTCCTTCTTTCATATGTTGTTTAACTTCTCTTTCTAGTTTTTTGATAGCATTCTTAATTTTGAGTTTTCTTGCTCCAGCAGAACGACCACCTGCACTTCTTCCTTCTCCTAAAGCCATTCTGTGATGTCTATGTCGGTGTCTCATTGATCCTCCGTCCATTTAATAATATATAATATAGTTCAGATAATAAATTTATATATTTATATTATATGAATACAGTCGGAGGTAAAATTTATAAATCCATGAGTGATAAAGATATATTAAATTATCTACCAAATGCACAAATTATAAGTTATTCAGATTTAAAAAAATATAAATCTATATCAGAATTATTGCCTAAAAATAATACTTTTTTTATTCTTTTATATATTGATGAAAAAAGCCAACATACTGAAAGTGGGCATTGGTGTTTAGTTATGAGATATGACAGTAAAATTGTATATTTTGATAGTTTCGGACATTCTCCTGATGAACCATTATTAAAGTGGTTAAATTGTAAAGAAAGAACTAAATTTAATGAAGGATATTTGTATTTATCTAAATTATTGAATAACTCTAATATTTCAGTTTTTTGGAATACTTACGATTATCAAAATAAAACAAATGAAGATGTTTCAACTTGTGGAAGATGGGCAACTGCTCGGGCTTTAAAAATGTTAGATGGTATGGATGATGAAGAATTTAATAAATATATATTGTCATTAAAGAAAAAATATAAATTAAGTTATGATGCTTTAATATGTCATTTAATTCCTTAATATCTATCATAATTAAAATTATAGATATTGTTGTGTTAGAAATAAAATAAACAGCCTCAGAGAAAATCATTATAAAATATACCACGTGGATAATGATTATACTGTTTGCCGTACTCCTAACAATATAGTATTAGAAAATAAATTTTTAAATTATTTTATTACTACTTTTTTATGAAAATTTTTCGTAAATTAGTCGTAATTTAAATTCTATTATATCTTTTTAATTCTGATATAATTATTGCTTTTTCTTGTTTTTGGGCTTGTGGTTTGCTTATGCACTTTTTAGAGAAGCATGATAAAGGATTAGACTTTAAACATAATTTAAAACAGTTTGGGCGGATTTCCCTGATTATATAAGGCATTGTATATATTAAGATGATAAATAAAATATTTTAATAAATAATTTAGATTATATATCATATATATTTTAATATTATTATTATAAATTTATGGTCTATGGAGGCTTTTAAAAGAGATTTAAAAGAATTAAAAAGTATCCATTTTTAAGTTTATGGTCTTTTTAGTTCTATTTTAATATAATATTAATATATTATTTTAAGA